TTTCGATCTGAGGTAACTTCTGTATTTTTAATTTCATCGGTCATTTTTATACTCCTTCAACATGCTTAGCATATTCTTCAAGTGGCACGTTTAGTCGTTTAGCTATCGCTACTTGACTAGGTGTCAATTTTACTTTGCGTGACGTTTTTCGTCCACTAGCTCCTCTGCTAGAGGCAGCAACCTGTTGCACGGGGGCAGCTTGCTCTTCTGAAAATTTATGGGGGAAATTATTTCGCATTTCTTCGTCTACTAAAGCATAGTATTTGTCAGATGTAGGATCTACTCCACTGTCTACTAACTCTTTATGTATTCCGAAAGCTGCAAAAGTCATTGCTTGATCATCTCCAAACCATTCATTATTTTTAGCCCATTTCTCAGCTTTTGGATCAGGACCCGCAGCTTGAGGTTGTAAGGTAGGCTGATAGGGTTGAACAGGGACTTCTTGCGATTGTCTTTGCTGTCTAACATGCTGTTGTGCGGACAACCTTCTAAGATTTTCTGCTTCAGCACTTGCTCTTGATACCGCTTCTGTTGCATTTGCAACTGCTTCACTATCTCCTGCATCTTGCGCCTCTCTTAAAATTACTTTAGCCTTTTCAATATCCGATTGTACCCTATTATCGTACTCTTTGAAAAGGGAAGAATCGGAATTCTTTAACTTTTCTTTTAATTGGGTATTATTTTGACCAAGACTATTGGCATAATTAACAACTTCATCTCGTTGTCTTTCTGCTTCTCTCATTCGGTAAGTTAACTTATCAATACGTTTTTGTACGGAAGCACTTACTTCATCGAGTTCATCTTTTTTAGTTTCTACAGGCGGTGCAACAACTTCATCTTTGATTGAGTTGTCTACATCTGCTGCGTGGATATCAACATCCCCTTCAGGAAGTTCTAATTCGATATCTATTTTTTCTGCTTGTTCTGGCATGGTTTCCTCCATGTGGTTATTATTATGATAAAATTGCTTCGGGATCATCTATAGTAGCTAGAATCTCATCGTCATTTAAAAGGCGCATATCGCCACCTTCTATTTGAAAACGAGCTCCTGCATATCTACCAAAGATAACCCAATCACCTTCTTTACACCAAGCACCTTCAGGAAATTTGTTCATATCTCCGTAAGCGTCTGGTCCCATTGCTACAACATAGCCAACAACAGTTGCAATGCGTTCTTTGTCAAGAGTTGCTTTTGCTAAGTGGATTCCTCCTCTTGTAACTTCAGGTAAGGTAAAAGGTAAAATTAAAATACGATACCCCGTTGGGCGTGGTAACGATTCTGCATGAGAGTCTAAATTATCGGGAGTAATTACTTCTTTTGGTGGGGGAATTACCCCGTCAGAATCACTTCCAAAATTTACCACTCTGTCTGGAACAGTTTTGCTAGTCATATGCATCCTCCATATTAGAATGTAAGGTTTGAATTTCCTGTTCAACGAAACTCAAGCCTGCTATTTCACCAACTACTCTTTGGTATTGCTCAAAATCTTCAATACTTCCCGCAGCCAGTGTTTGCGAGAGAGCATCTTTTCTCTCTCGAATTTTACGAAGCAAATGCTCCGTTACCTTGATATAGTCCATTAATTACTTAATAGATCGATACCAAAGAAGTCCTTTAGTTTGTCCATATGCCGCTTTTACTTTTGCCTTTTCAGGTTCAGCTAAGCAAGCCCCTGCTTCTACAGACTTTGTTTTAGTATCATCTTTCACACTAGGAAAGCTAGGATCTGCTTTCGCTTTCTTAGGTGAAGGGGATGGATACTTATCACTGTCGTAATAATCACGCATTATTTTTCTCCATTTTGTTTTCTAGTCTCCCGAACTACTTTAACAAGTTCAGTGTAATTCTTTTCTGCATCAACTTTTGACTTTTGTTCTAATTCTTGCAGTTCAATAGCTGATTTTGTGTCTTGCACTTTTAAATCCGCCTCTATTTTTTCACGTTTAATTTGAGCATCTAGTTCAGCTTTAGTTAGAGTAACTTCTGCATCTCGCATATCATCTTGTGCTTTTTGTGCTAACTGTTCTTTTTCTAGTTGTAATTGAGCTTCAAACATTTCACGTTGTGGATCACGTTGTGCCATCGCTTGTGCTTGGGCAAGAGCTTGTGCTTGTCCTGTCACTTGTTGTGTAGCTTGTGTTGCCATCATTGCTATTTGATTCATTACTTCAGGAGGCATGGGTTGATCTATTGGTGGTAATGGTTGCCCCATTGCTTGTTCTATCTGTATTCTATACAACATTGCCTGATGTTCCTGAATATTTGCTCCTATTGCCTGTAGCGCAGGAGGATTCTGTTGTACCATCGGATTTTGTAAAAATGCTGAATGAGAGGCTATATAGGCTTCATGATTTTGAAAATCATAGGCTTTTATAGGATTTCCCGTTAAAACTGCTTGTTGTTCCGTAATTGGATCTCTTGGGGGAACTTCTTCTTCTGGAGGTAATATTGAGTCTATATCCTTTATATTTAGAGCAATATACATTTTACGGTAGGCTTCCCGTAAATCGTGTAATTCTGGGGCTGCTTGCGCCATTTGTAGCTGTGTTTGCGCTAAAGTAATTCTTTGTGTCATACTAAAGATATTTGGGTCACTAACAGGAATTACATCTACAGAACTATCAAAATCTTGCTTAAATACGTTTTGAGACGCCCCTTGCACCTGATAAGGGTACTCAGGAGGTAAAAATTCACCAAAAACTCGTTTTAAAATCTTAAATTCAGTTCTTTGGGCATAATGCAACCTTTTATGGATCGCAGACATTACTTTTTGCCCTTTTTCCAATAATGCTACGGTTGTCCCTACGGGAGCTTCAGAATTGCCATCTCCTGTAGGATCTTCTACAGTAGCAGCAAATCTTTTTCCTGAATCAACTAAACCACCTAATAAAGTAGTTAATGTAGCACTTGGTTCTTTATACGGCAACGGAAGGAAAGAATCTTGCAATTTTCCTCCTGGAGCGTCAACATCTCGCCATTCTCCAGGCTGTAAGGGGTCATCATGACGCTGAATATTTAATCCACGCGATTTAAAACCTGCTGGAAGGTTAGCAAGTGTTCCTGCGTCAATTAATTGTCGTAAAATAGAGGTAACTGACTTAGTTAAGCCGCCCATCATGTGAATTAAGCCAAATCCGTAGAATCCTAGTCCTGGAAGGAACTTATAATGCGTAAAATACTCAATTTTCTTACGTGTGGGGTCTTTTTGATTATAATTAGGACGTATTGCTAATATTTTGTTGTTATCTTTGCAAATAGTTACAATATAGGGCAGTCCTAATCCTGTTTCCTCCCCTTTTTGGTTTGTGTCCGCATAACCTTCAATATCTAAGTTAACGTGCATCTCTAACAAAGTGTATTCTTCATCACTAATCGTTCTGGTAAGCCCTTGAAGCTCATCAATTTTTGCATCAACCTGAGTTACTTCAGCACTACTCGTTGGAGACACCATTTCAATGTCTCGATAGAACCCTGACAGCTGTAATTTGCGTAATTCGTTCTCGGTCATGTGAATAACGTGGGTAATTCGCGGAGAAGTCAATAAATCGACCGCATAATACGGAACAACTAAGTCTTCCGACTTAACAAAACGCGCTACTGCCCGTCCAACTCCAGGATCGTAGTAAACTTTCTTAAATGCAGAGCCTGATAAAGGTAAATAAAAGAGTAATTGATCCATTTCTGGGTCAAATTCTTCCATTTTATAGGTAATTTGGTAATTCATGAAGTTTTTAACGCGATTTGCCTTTTCTAGCTTAGCATCGTCACTAATTCCTAAAACTTCGGTATCTACAGGACCACCTGCAGGTAATAATTCTTTATAGGCTTGCGCTTGAAACTGGGTTACGGCTTCTGCGAGGATGGGATGGTGTACTCCTGAAGCTCCAATAAAGGGTTGTGATCTTGAATCGGAATTTATTCCTAATAAATCTAACCCTTCGGTATATATTCGAAACCAATCTTCCCTAGACTCTAGATCCTCTTCATAAGAAGACACTAATTCAGAGGCTATGGTATATAACTCACGGTCATCTAAAGAGTCTGCTAGATTTTCTCCGAATTTAACCGTTGCCTGATCGGGCATATCACTGCCCAAAATAGCAGAACCATCAGGTTGTATAAAAACCTCAGTTTCTTCTTCAGGCTGCTCCATAATTTCTAATTCTATTCCTTGATCGGCAGGAGGGACCATAGATAAAGGTTGTTGTTCAATAGCCATATTCGTAAATCATACCCTTATTTAATTAATAATAAACCCTTTCTCCAGGAAAATAGTCTTCCGTTTCAAAATAGTCGCTGGTTAGTTTTAAAAACCCCCCTTCTCTAAAACGGGCTAGGGCTAAAGTTGTAGCGTCAACTAAGTCATCATTTTCCCCGTTAGGAAAATCGCTAACTTCTTCCATTAACTCCTCTCCCCATCTATTATCGGGAACCCAAACGCGCCCATCTTGGAAAATTGGGGAAACCGAATTTAGTCTAGCAATTTTATCTTGTCCTTTTCCTGGAGAAAAAGTATTGACTGGAATTCCTACTCTGCGTAATTCTTGAACTAACGGAATACCACTAGCTTTTGCTTCAATAATTACGGTATCCGGATTCCAAAACTCGTATAATCTTAGCGCTTCTGCTTTTAGTTCAGGAAAATCAAAGCGCTCTTTAATACAGTCAATTAAAATCAGGTGAGCGTCGTTACCTGTGTACATTTCTTCCCCGATTTTTCCTTCAGGATAGAAAACACCCCATGTAGTAATAGCAGTGTAGTCGGCTCTTTCACTT